ACTTGGTATTAAGTAATGGCAAGAACAATAAAAAGAGGAGGAAGAACAGGAAGATCATATTATTATGTTTCTCAAACTGGTGAAGTAACTTACAGTAGTGACCCAAATATAAAAGTAGGTTCTAATGTTTATGATGATGGAGTCCTAAAAAATCCAAATAGACCAACAGATGATGACAATAATCGAGTAAGAAATATTGTTGGAAATTTAATCGGTATTGAAACACCTGATGAATTAATGTCAAAAATATTAGAGGCAGTTAAAGATTCTGTAACTCCTGTTCCCATTCCTGGAAAATTTTATACTTATATTTACACTGCAAGATCACCAAATATACAATATGACCAACATCCATTAATTGCTTGTACAGATATATACAGTGTACCCAATGATTTTGCATTTATTGGTTTTAATTATCACTGGGGAAAAATAAGAAACTATAAACTAAGTAGAGCAGATACACAATTTTATGAGATATATGCAGGTGAAATTGCCGACCTGAGAGAAATTCCTTATGGAAAGTTTCTAAATACTTAAAAAAAAAGATAGATGGAGTATACTGTTCCCACTGATCAAATTCCTAAAGACTTATCCGGACCAGAAGGTGATAAATATTTTGCTGATTTGGATGCTGGCAAATTGACTCCAGCAAATTCACCAGCAACAGTTGCAAAACCAGGGGAAGGATCTCCAGGAGATGGAGGAGAACAACCGCCATCAACATTAAATATAGGAAGGCAAAGATCTGCAAGTAATAGAAATAATAAATTTGGACCATTGAGATATCCATATGCGATATTAGAAAAAGAAACTGATTATTTACAAATAGAAATTCTAAAGTATAAAACATTAGGAATTACTCCTCAAAAAAATGTACTCCAAGAGGGATTAAATTCAAATAAAAGAAATTATAATAATACAAAAAAAGAAGATCAAATAGGTACTATAATTCTACCAATACCACAAAATATTACATCAACAAATTCCACCGGTTGGGGTGAAGATAGATTAAATACTTTAGCAGCATATGGTTTGGGTGCTGTAAATGATACGATAACTAATGAAACCTTTTTTGGAGGAATTGCTAGTGCATTAGAACAATCATTTACAGATTTAAAGGGAATTGTAAAAAGTGGTGAAGGACAGCAACTATCTAATGCATTTTTTGGGTCAAAGGCAGTAAATATTCTAGGAGCAAATACTAGTTTTTCTGGAGTTTTAGCAAGATCAACAGGTCAAATCTTAAATCCAAATACAGAACTTTTATTTAATGGAGTTAAGTTAAGAAGTTTTAATTTTTCATTTAATCTTGCTCCAAGAAATGGTACAGAAGCAGAGCAAATTAAAAAAATTATTATCGAATTGAAAAGAAATATGGCACCTACCTCAACAATTGCAGAAAACTCTGAGCAAGGTGGTACAGGACTATTCCTTAAATCTCCAAATGTATTCCGTTTAAAGTATAAGACTGGAAATAATGATCATCAATTCTTAAATAGTTTTATTGTTGCGGCACTTACAAATGTTCAGATCAATTATACAGGTTCGGGAACTTATATGACATATAACGATGATTCCAAAACACCAGTTCATATGGTGATGCAATTATCATTCCAAGAACTGAGTCCAATTTATGCAGAAGATTATGATGATTTTGGTAATGAAGGAGCAAAAGGAAAAGTAGGAGGAGTAGGATACTAAAATGGGTTATTTCAGAGAATTACCAGATGTAGAATATCAGTCATTTTTGTCTGATGCAATTTCATCACAAGATTACTTAAAAGTCAAAAACTTATTCAGAAGAAATAAGTTGCGTGATGATTTACAAAATGTTTTTACACTCTTCAATAAGTATGAAATCGTAGAAGGTGCAAGACCTGATACAGTGGCAGAAGAGTTTTATGGTAAGGCAGATTTAGATTGGGTAGTCTTAATGACTGCCGGTATTATTAATGTAAGAGATGAATGGCCTTTATCTAATTACCAATTATATAAGTATGCAGAAAATAAGTATGGTATTGTAGGTTTGAATGATATTAATTATTATGAGACTAAAGAAGTCAAAGACTCAAGTGGTAGATTAATTCTTCCGGCAGGTAAAGTTGTTGATGAAGACTTTACTTTAAATTATAGTGATAATGGTACTAAAGTTTCTGTATCTGGTATTTCAGTGAGAAGAGGAGTATCAAACTGGGAATATGAAACAATTAAGAACAATAAAAAATCCTCGATTTATTTACTAAAGCAAGGATATTTACAACAATTTTTAAATGATATGAGAGAGATTATGATTTATGGTTTATCCTCAGAGTATGTGAATGAATCACTGATTAGAACTGAGAATACCAAAGTCACAATCTCTAACTAACTCATTCTGCTGCGAGTGCGGCAAAGTATGAAAGAGTATCATCATCTTCATCAGTATTAGTAGAAGAAAGGTCATTCAATTCTTCTTTCATTGACTGAGGGACAGAATTTGATTCTCCACGATTCTGTTGACGAAACTCTTCTTCTTCCTGAACGGATTCTTGATCTTGGAACTTAGTTGTTCCTTTGATACCAAGAACATAATCAAGACGCTTCTTCAGTTCATCATAGGACTTGAACTGGTCAGGAGCAACAAACTCTTCAAGAGAGTACTCTTTTTTCCAGATTGCTTCCATTGCTTCGTCATCTTCCAGAAGTGCATCCTGACGGGCAAACTCTGAAGAATCATAGTTACGATAACCGGCAACATTCTTTGCCTTCAACTTAAAGTTAGCACCCTGCCAGAAGTCAAATGGATCAATTGCTTCCTCGTCCTCAAACTCAGGTTGCATTGCGGCAGTAATCTTATCAAAGATTTTCTTACCGAACTTATACAAGAATACTTGACCTTCATTCTCAGGATTAGCAGGATCCTTGACGACATAGATGTTTGCAACATAAGTCAGTTTACGTTTCTGCTTACGTGCTTGATCTTTACCACTATCAGTGCCGTTATTCCACAGCATCGTGTTGTATTCTGACATTGGATCTTTCTGACCCAGAGTCGTCAGAGAGTTCTCAATATACCATCCACCAGGACCTTGGAAGGCATGGGAATAAAGTTTAACAAATGGAAGATCTTCACCTTCAGGAGCAGGAAGGAAACGAATAACGGCATAACCATTACCGCCTTTATCACATTCTAGTTTCCAGAGACGATCATCTCCTGAACTACCTGCATTATTCATTTTTTCGACTTCTTTGACTAGTTTTTGTGTCAAAGAACCAAGTTTGGATTGCTTTTTAAGATCTGCGAAGCTCATTTTAGATTACCTTAGATTAGTTTGGATGTTTTAGATTTACTTAGATAGTATAACAAATAGAGACTTAATTGTCAATCTTCAATATAATCTTTGAGAGATTTTATTGTTGCATTCATACTACTGAATAAAGTCAACATATCAGTTTCTGGAGGAAACCCCATTGATGAAACTGATTTGCGTAGATTATCTTTCATTTCGATGGCTTTTGGGTCATCCGAAAGAGATAATCTTGTATACATCACTTGCTGTTTTTCAAGCAAGGATGAAAGTATTTCAACGTGCTCAAGTTTTTGTTCACGGGACATATTACCGAAAGAAATAAAACTTTCGTAGATTTTTTCTTGCATTTCATTAATTTCACTCAGTTCTTCCTGAATGATCTCAGAATCAAAAAAGTCACTCATTTACAATGTCCCGCAAAATCTTTTTGAATTTGAACACATCAATATTTAGAAAGGAAGAATATTTTTGGAGTTTTAAACTTACAGTTTCCCATACAGGATCTTTCAGTTCTTTATCAAACTTCTTTCTGAATGAGAATATTCTATCATAGATTACAAAAGTTTCAAGACTTATGTCTCCACCAAGAAATCTTTTTAAGATTATTGGATGACCTTTCGAACAACTGAATAGATTCTCTAATTCGTTGTTCGAGAGTAATTCGTTGCTTTGTTCTTTGAACAAGTAAGTCAAACTCTGTTGTCTTTTTGTCCAATCTTGGTAGGTTCTTTCTCCAGAACTTATAATTTCTCCAATCCATACCTGATTTACACTAGTAGATTCTACAAAGTTTGCGACCAAAAAATTAACAATCTCTTCGTCTTTATATTTACGACTTGTTTTTTCAAAGAAGTAACGGTCTTTTCTTTTGTAAAAAGATTGAAGAGAAGCCCTTACCTTTTTATTGTATTTGAAATAATCGTATTTTCTATTACTAAAATGCGATTTCAAAGCAAGATACTCACAATAGACTTGATATGGGGTCACTTTCATAAAGGCAGTTTTGCTTTCGAAGTTGCTTTCATAAAATTAAGTCTCGTAGCATCCCACTTCAGTTTTTCTTTCAGTGGTTTTGATACAAGTTTTGTGACTGATTCTACATCAAGTTCATTTAATTCACAATAGTGACAAATGGCATCGATATAGTTGATTTTTTCTTCGGCAACAATCTTTTCAATTTCCAATGCAAACTTAGATGGTGTTAGAAATTTACTTGCTATTGCCTTCTCTAACTCTTTATTCTGATCCATAGAGGTCCAATTTATCTGTAACAAACTTTCTAATGTATTCGGTAAGAAGTTTGATGTACTTTGATTTGTCTCTTTCTTCGTAGACGACGCATTCTCCATTTTCACAAGCCATAATGATTACAAATTTTTTGACGGGAATACCAGTCATTTCATACAACATACAACCATATGCTGCACATTGGACAAAATAGTTTTCGATCCAATCTCTTGGTTTAGGTTTCTTTGAAGTCTTAAAGTCAATGATTGCTAATTCACCCTCGTATTCTGCAATACAATCGACGGTTCCAGCAATACCTAACTGCTTACTATATAGGGAAGTTTCCAGAGCATGAATATTATCAATATTATTTAAAGTACCCTTAGAAATCTTAAATAAGAACTCAGAAATAGGAGGAACTTTCGGCAACTCTATATTCTTTAGGTGACACTCAGTGAGAGTGTGCATATCAGTTCCACGACGTGTTGCCGCCTTTGTAACTCGATTTGCTTCTTCATCACCAACTCTTTTTCTCCATTTTACGAAAGTCTCCTTATTATAATGACTGGTCACCGAAGTGATAGAAACTAATTTTAAGAGTTCTTTTTCATCAGGAACAGAATAATATCTGACTCCATCAATAGTCTCTCTCTCAAGGAGAGGGAGATTCAAATCTACATGATTAAACATTAAAAACCTGCTTCTATTTTTGCGATGATATACTCTTTGACTAGACCGGATCGAACGATATCGTCAGTTCCAAACTCAATTATATCAAATGATGGCATTTTACGCAAGATGTTCATAAAGTCAACAATACCATTCCTTTCACTCATTTTAGTAAGGTCAGACTGGGTAGCATCACCACAGAAACAAATTCTTGTATTTTCACCAACACGAGTAATAATAGAATCTAATTCGTGCCCGGACAAATTTTGAAACTCGTCTACAATAATTACAGCATTATCAAGAGTTGTTCCACGAAGAAATGATGTGCTCCAGAATTTAATTGATTCCTGAGATTTTAGATTGCCATATAACATCTCAAAATCAGCGTCACTTGGCATCTGGAACATATACTTTACCATATTCTTATATGGAATTTGGTAGATGTCTGCCTTATCTTCATGAGAACCGGGAAGAAACCCAATCTCTCTGGTTGCTACAAGAGACCTCACAAGGTATATTCTCTCATAAGGAGTATTCTCATCTAACACATCTTTAAGTGCGTTAAAGAGGGTTATAAAGGTCTTTCCTGTCCCTGCACAACCATATGCGACTAAATGCTTTCCTTCCTTATAAGAATCAAACAGTCTTTTTTGATTTTCATTAAGTGGGTCTATGTCTACTAAGTAAGAAGAACTTAGTGGTTTCTTTTTTTTCATCTGCTTTGTTGAAAGACCAACTCCAATGGGTTGATCATTTACAGATGCTCTTTTTCTTCTTGCCATTAGATTTTACTTACTTTTGAACCTGGCATTTTTTGAGCACGGCTCAGTATTTCATTCCATCCAGGATTTTTTGCGACCAATTTATCTCTCCATTCACCAACATCTGTTGCCATAGGTGCAGTAGATGGATCTGACCAATCTCGTGTCCATTCAGGATTATCATCACACCATTTTGTCCATTCATGAACACTCAGAACGACTTCTTTCTGTTCACCAGTTTCTTTATTAATAATTGGGTATGTTGCCAAAATTTTCACCTCAATATAAAATATTTAGATCCATTCTGAAGA